CCGGGGAGAAACACTTACGCATTTCTTTCATTTGTCACTGTAGTTCATAGTGGGCCCCTGGGTCAGGGGAAGGTACCATGCTTTCGCATTAACTCTTGATTTTCACAACCAAGTCTCTCACTGAGAGTTAATCGCCGACAGATCGGTTCCTCCTTGACGTGATCCGACCCCAAACAACTCCCTACGCCTACCGAAACCGGGAACGACCCGAGGGCTTAGATGTCTGCCTCGTCCGAGGATCCTTTACTTTGTAGCAGAGAAGAGAAAGGGGAGAAATTGGGTTACCAGAGGTGCGTACACATGGTCATTTAATCAGTTTCGCTGTGAAGGTGCCCGTAGGCGGCGCTACACACGGTGTACCTGCATAGGAGTGGCTAGCCAAACCCTTTAACGGCACCCGCTTCGCTGCACAGACCAGCACTCAACCGACCCAGAATCCCACCCGTCCCAACGACACCACATTTCATTTGTTACCTCGTCGCATACCTTCGATATGCCAGTACCACCGGTACGCCAGGCGTAGCAAGAAGAAGGGGAGCATAGCACTCCCGATTACAGCGGCGCCCCTGCGCAGCAAACCAACGCTCACCAGTAACCAAGAGGGTACTCGGTTAGAGTGAAAGCAGGTGCGGCAACCGCAGGAGGCGGAGGGAAGAGGTTCGAACCCCTGGGCGTCTCGGTGAATAGACGCTGCGTGGTAAGGAATGGATGGTCAACAGTCCATTTTTGTTCGGATTTCGTCTGAAGAGCCCAAGGCCATCTCTCTCGAAACAGAGATAGCAAAGGAGTGGGCCAGACGAACCTCCACCGCTTACCACGGGGTTCGAAGAGCGAGCGGAGGCGTGGCGAGACAAAGCGACGGCGAGCCCGGTAAGCCTTGCGGTCAAGTACACAAGTGTGCTTGACCACAGGAACGCCCCACCATGACCGAACGTAGTCATGTTGGAACTCGGCAGACCGGGACGTCACAAAGTCCAGCCACATGTCTTTCGGAACGGGTCCCACCGTAACAGGGACCGACCGATCGACACCCTCTTCTTTGACGGGTGCAGGGTCATCGAGGACCGCTGCACGAAACCAACGGAGTTTGAGAAGCTCCGCGGTCCACCGGCGCGAGAGACACCCAAGCGAGGAGCGAACCCCTCGCAGGCAAATCTCATAGCGCATCAGCACCTTCACGATCCTCTGCTGGACAGAGAAACGGAAGGAACTGATACCTTGAAGGACCGAAGGAAGGATGGAACCCGGGGCCGACCGGGCGGGTCGAAGAAAGGAGAGAACAGGCTTAGCGACCATGTTCCCCCGGTTGGAGTCGTAGTTGGAACTGTTAAGCTCCAGCCACCTCCGCGAAAAACCGGTTTTCTTCGTATTGACAACGAGGCCGAAGATTGAAGTGACGGACTTCCAAGTTTCGAAAAACTCGGAATCGCCACAAAAGCAACAATCGTCCCCGTTAAAGCGACCCACTCGACGAACGCCTCGAACTTCCAAGGGCAGGGAAGGAGCTTCGCGAATATCACAAGCGATATCGAAGCACGCCTTATTCAGCAGACAAAGGAGGGGGAAACTGACCAGATTCCCCATCATCGATCCCCTACGAATAGGGTGCTGAATCCCCGTAGTAAACGGGTTAGCCCAACGGAGGTTCGAGAACGAACCGACCAAAACCTTCCTCTCAAACTCAGTGAGTTCCGGGGACTCCGCAATTACCCCGACGATCGCCTCAACGGCAGGCAAATATATATAATTGGTGGCTTGTTCATAGTCACCAGAAATATACGATTCGCCATCACGACGATCAGCCACGATAGCTGCGAAATCCTCCCGGAGTACGTCACCACGGACACACCAGCCCTTAGAGCTGATGTGGTCGTAAAGGGCGTTATGAACGGGGGCCAAAGTACGCTTGACCTCGGCAGATTGCATAGTTACGACTCTATGCTTACCCTTCGTTTTTGCGACACCCCGCCGGACTAACGACCAATCACCTGAGTAATCAGCCGGTCCGGTCGCGAGGGTGCCCCCGTCTTTAGCACGGGTTTCATAACATCCCTGCTGGTCAGGAACATACTCCCCAAAAAAGGGAACCTCACCACCACGCTCTCTCCTCATACCTTCCCCCCAGCCTGCGACCAGTATGCGCACACGTTCCTGCAGAGCAGGTACCCATGCACGGCACTTTTCTTCAGCGGCGGGATCGACGGTCTCACCGACCCGACGATCCCACTCCTGTCTGGCCTTGTTGCCATTTACATCGTCACAGCGAACGCACGAGGCGTCGAAGAGCCGGGAACACGACTTTAGGGTCGAGTCCAGCCTCCGATTCCGGCGCGAGCCGAGACGACTTGCTCTCTTCAAGAGAGACACCTTCACTCCCTCCCAAGCCCCTCTAATGGCCGAGCAGTCTGGCAGATCCTTAGAGATCTGTAAAACATCGCCTGGAATTCTGAATTCCTCGAAGGCGATATCGACTGCCCGGTTGAGGGCAATTGTTAGTGACCCTGCTGCTGGGCAGCGGGCGAAAGTAACAGTTGAGCGTTCGAAAGAGATCGCCAACAGTCACTGCCTAGTTATAGTGGTA